TTTATTGACAACGCTTCTGGCGGTCAATTTGACAATCTATCAATCGAAGAAATCAATGATTTCTTAACAAGCTATGATGCTTTCTGTAACCAGGATATGGCTTATCCTGACGAATGTGTCGTAACTGGTCCACAGCCAAAAATAATTTAAATTGGCTGTTGACTTTAATTCGATAATGTGGGAATATAATAATATAACATTTAACAAGGAGTGAGAATATGATGTTAAAACCTTATACAGTACAAGAGATATCTGATATTATTCAGACTGCTATTGATAGTGCTGGAGATGATAAAGGTCATGGAGTACAAGGTGCTCTTGATGATCTTCAAACCTTAGTAGTTGATTTAGATCAACATGAGAATACTACTTTAAAATTAATCAAACAATAAGAAAGGAGTGAATATGTTTAAGATGCTTATTGTTTTATTTGCTGTAGTTGGATTATCCAGCTGCGGTACTGTTGCTGGGATTGGTGATGATATCAAGTCAGTAGCTAAATGGTCTGAGGAAAAAATGACTGAGAC